GGCCCATCACCGGACATCCCGATGCTCTCAAAAACCCCTAGCGAAACTATCGACGATCTGCTATTTTTGGCTTTCAAGTGCAGACAAAGACGCTACGAGGAACGTAGGCAATCCCCTTACAACTCGCAACTTGAGGACGATGTCGATACGCTCATTGTCAGCTACCTGCGCGAACCGAGTGGTGAGCTACTAGAGGATATCAAAGCGTTCCTGAGGCAATGGATTTGAGACAAAGGAAAGCAAGTGGAAGCGACAGAAACAAAAGATAACGAGAAGCATTTCGGACAATTTTTCAAGCCAGACGATTTGCACATAAAAACAGCAGACCTTTTTAATAAACGAATCAATGGCGCAATCAGGCAAACGCTAGCGGAACTGTCGATCGACAAGGTCGATGAGAAGGTAATTACTACATGCCTAATCGCAGCGTTAGCGACGACCTTCCAAGGATTTAAAGAACCTATAAGAGCTTTATTAGTCGCGAAAAAATATTTGGACGAAATTCCGAAAGAGACCTATGAGAAACAGGGTGTAGCCTGTACTTCGGGAAACTTTCAATACTTTCGGAAACACTAACTACCTCTTGATTAGCGAAAATCAAGAAAGGAAAACCTGTGACCCATGATTTTATAAAAATTCACTTCGCAATTTTAGACGACAGGCAAAAATCTGTTGAATTATTCGATGAAATGTTTATTCGTAGCGATCAGATCGCCGCGGTATTTATCGCTAGAACAGAGGATTCCCCGTTCAAAGGACTGGTATTTATCCAAACGGGCAAAGGCGATCGCGGTCCAACGGGTATCTACTGTCAAGAATCAATCAGCGAAATAATGGATATGCTATCGCTACGGCCAAAACAAGACTACAATTCCAATCTAAACACTACCTTTTAATCAGAAGATCAATTTTTCCCTCGAGATTTGATATCCGCCCGTTGAGCTTATCAAGTCTCAGAGAAGTTTCCTCTTGCCGCGCTTCCAGCACCAACAGCTTTTTCCCAATCTCCTCTGTCAGCGTCTTTACGGTCGTTAGCCAAACGCTTCCCGCAATGATGAGGGATATAAACGTGATTGGTGATAGATTTTCCAACAGCGATAGGATGAGAGAAGTTTTTTGACGAGGCATGGCAATTCCTGCTAGACTTTCTTTACATCACTTTACAACATTTTACACGTTAGGTTCACTTCATGGAAAAAACGGGTATCACAGAAACAAAACAAGCTCTTGAGGGAATCCTTGAGCTTTCGATCGTTCTTGCCTACGTTCTCAAAGACGGAGCGCAAGTGGTGGACCTTCTTAGCGTATGGGAGAAGGTGCAGAACGACCCCAACGTTAAGCAAAAAGTCATGGCGGCGTTTTCAGGAATTGCCAACGTCAGCGAAGAAGCGAAAGACATGGACGTTTCTGAGATCGTCGAGCTTATCGCAACAATGCTTCCATTCATAACGCGGCTAATCCTAGCACTACGGACAACTCAGCCGTGACAAAATCTCTCGGCAAAGTCACTACGCTCCTGGCGCTGTGGACGTTTCTTCACTCGTGCGCCCACAGGCCATCCTTTCAGCTCGAAAAAACCTACCGAAAAGACTTACGCTTCATAGACTCCTCAGGCACGCACGAAGGAATTTCAATCGCGGACATAAAAGACCGCCATCAGTTCCGACTCCTCTTTCGCGAAAAACCGCGGCTCGTTAAAATCCGCTCTTGCCACCGTGAAATTGTTTACGAAAACCCTGGGAAAACCCTGGATTTCAGCTATTCGCCGGAAGCTGGCTTAGAAGACGAAATCGAGCCGTGCTTCCTTGAGTTCGCCTCGTTCACGAAGGAAGGCTATAACCAAACCGCTCTCGTCGATTTCCGACGGGACGAGTCACTAGAAGCTACGTTGACATGCAACGGCGAGCGCACGACAAACCAGGGCGTCTCAATCTGCCAAACCCGTGAAGGTCTTCTCCAACGCCTCGAATTTTCTGAGCCAGTGTCAGCAGACGGACTAGCCTCATGTCCGAAACTCACAGGCAAAAGTTTGACGTTCATCTTTCCCGTCTCAATAGGAATTTGCCTGTACTATTTCTATGACGGAACGAGCTTTCACAAACTCGTCACGTTCGGTTATGATGATGTGCTAGAGGTGATCGGTGATTAACCTTATAACATCCATCCTTGGAATTGCTGCTACTGTGTTTCAGTTCTTCACGCGCAAATCTAAGCAGAAAGAAGACCTGGAACGACTCTATAAAGAAGCTCTTGATAAGTATGACAGCGAAAGGAAAGATCACGAGGAGCTTAGGAAAGAAGTGGAGACCATCAAGGAACGCCTCAAGACAGACAGCTGACTATTGACCTGATACAAGTTTTTTATAGCGAGCAATTTCCTCCTCAAGTAGCCTTTGAAATTCTTCCGTAGCTTTCTTCTCCCTCTTCCTTGCGAAATAATGCCAAGCCCATTGGGCAAGATTAAGAGCAATCACTATCCAGCAACATACAAGCGAAAATAAAATTCCTGTGTCCATGTACAATCTCCTTTGCTATCATCCATATAAATGCAACCCAATAAAATTCTTAAACCAACCGACGTAACGTTCGTCATTGACACTCGCGAGCAATGCCCTTTTGATTTATCCCCTTTTCCCACGGAAATTGCAACCCTGACGACAGGCGACTATTCCCTCAAAGGATTCGAGTCGGAAGTGTCCATTGAAAGAAAATCTCTTGACGATCTTTGCGGAGTTGTAGGTAGCTCAAGAGAGAGATTCGAGAAAGAGATAAAGCGGCTTCAAGGCTATCCGCAACGCTGTCTGATCGTCGAATCAAGCTGGGAAGAAATTAAGCAAGGACGCTACCGATCTGCTGTTAATCCTGAAAGTGTTTTCGGAAGTTTAATTGGTTGGCAAGCAGCAGGAATTCCCGTTATCATGGCGGGGAGTCATTCATTCGGTTCTGAGTGTGCAAAGAGGTTCTTATGGATTTCTGCAAGAAGGTATTGGAGGAAATTTCAACTTGGATTCGACAGAAAGCTAAGAAACTTTTATGCCGACACGATTGGAGACGCGAATACAGAGAATCAGGCTTGACGGTAATCTATCTTAGAACGTGTGCAAAATGCCAAAAACGTGTCATTCTCAAAGGATTTTTCGACAGATGAAAGTTCTTATACGCTACGGATATCAATATAAAGAGACTAACGATCCCGCAAAATATTTTGAAGATGATACAGTGATGCTTGAAGGTGAAAACTTGAACATGAATACTCTTTTGCAGGCTTTTCGTGATTTTCTTATGAAGAAACGAGATAGACTTTTAAAATTAAGCAATTCAGAAAAAGCTGGCTCAGTCGTTATTGATAGACGTTACAAGACACCATCAAGATATCTTGTCAAAGGCTCGATCGTTTGGTTCCTACCTGAATTTGAGAAACGGTTTTTCAAGCAAACACTGCTAAAATAGATATTTTAGAGACACGCAGAGAGGCAGAAAATGGCAAACCCCAACCCACCAGAAGCCAACAGATGGAAGAAAGGACAATCGGGAAACCCAGCAGGGATAAGGAAACTGCCCGTTGATCTAAGAAAAGTAGCAGACCTTACGGCACGAGAATTAAGCCGAGTCATTTCAAAGCATCTTCGCATGAATAAAAATGAACTATTGAAAATTCTTCAAGACCCCAAAAGTTCTGCACTGAATCTAATCATCGTGAGTGCTATTATTTCAGCAATCAAAAATGGAGACACTGCAAAGGCTGAATACCTTTTTATGAGAATTATAGGAAAAGTCACCGACAAAGCAGAGATCATCCTTCCAGAACCGTTCATCATACAGACAAAAGATGGAGGACGTATCAACATGGGTGCTAAATTCGATGGCAAGACTATTGAAGCACAGGCACAGGAAACGGAAAAATGATCTTCACGCCGCACTCAGAGAAGCAAGACAATCAAGCATGATAGCCTTACTTACCATGAAATGAAAGCAGTCGCTCAATTTCTCAAGGAATTTAGGCGAACGAATGATATTCAACTGTCACAGTGAAAAACAAGAACGCATTCTTTTTTCAGACAAACGACTTGTCATTGCGTCAACAGGTATTCAGTTCGGTAAAACGCTTTCGGCTATGGTATGGCTAAAAATGATGATGCACAAATATATTTCTCCAACAGATACGTTTCTAATCACAAGTCCAACGTACCCAATATTTAAACAATCAACACTTCCACCTTTCCTAAGAATTATGAAGAATTTAGGCATTTATGATAGAAAAGACGAATGTTTTAGGATTACAAACGGCGGGACGTGTTATTTCAGGACGGGGAAAAATCCTGATTCGGTAGTGGGAATAACTCAATGCAGGGCTGCGGTCGCGGATGAAGCTGGCCTTTACTCCCGCTACTTTTGGGAGAACATACAAGGCCGTTCCTCATTCTGCCGTGCGCCGATACGAATCGTCACCTCTCCTTACTCACAGAACTGGCTCTATAAAGACTACATCCGAGTCAAACAGAAAAACCCTGACGCTTTGCCAGATGTTGATCTTATCCAAGCAACGTCACGAGAAAATCCTTACTTTCCTCAAGAGGAGTACGAGGAAAAGAAACGCACAATGGACCCCAGGCGTTTCAATATGATATACGGTGGAAAATATGAGAAGATGGAAGGTCTCGTTTACGACTGCTTCGATGAGGCGTTAAATGTCTGTGAGCCGTTTGATCTGCCATCAGAAACAAGATTCTTTGCAGGAATTGACTGGGGCTATACCCATCCCTTCGTTCTCGTAGTCCATGCACTCCTTCCTAGCGGGCTTAGATTCCAAGTCCATGAGTTTGTTAAGTCAGGTCTTACGATCAAAGACATTTCAGAATTTTGTTTGAAGATAAGACAGATTTTTCCGATTGAAAGGGCTTACGCGGGTCCCGATCAACCAGGCTCGATTGAGTATCTAAACCGTGTTGGCTTTCCCACCGTGGCAGCAAACAATGACATCAGACTCGGTATTGACTACGTCTATGAGGGTATAAAATCACGAACGTTTAAGTTTTTCAGAGGGACAAGCCCACACACTCTTGACGAAATGGAGACCTACCATTATCCTGACCCTAAAGAAATCAAAGCAGATACGAATTTAAAGGATATGGTTCCTGTTAAGCAGGATGACGACGCCCTTGACGCCATTAGGTATGTCATCCTATCAACAATTCGTGCTAACATAAAGAAAACGCCAAAAATAGCAGGCCGAAAAAGAGCTAAGACGGAAGAAGAACGAATCAAAGAGCTTCTGAAATTACCACATACGGAGAAGTGATGGCAGACAAATACCCATACTTTGACAACGCTCTCGGGTGTGTTGTACGAAACAAATATGATCGCATTGATAGAATCAAACGTCTTGAAGAAAAGCACCAAACGAAATTCGAGGAAATAGGCACGGAACCCATTGAAAAGCTCCATATGTACCATGAGAAAGTAAGAGAAGAAAACTATAAGAAGGGCTGGGAAGATGCCGATAAAAATCTTTCCGAGGTTCTTTGATGCCTGACATGCTAGACGAACACGCACCAAGGGGTGAAGCGACAGGTAAGAACGACTCTTTTTATTTGCCAGACGAAGAAGAAAGAAAAGAGGTAGCAAAGCTAAACTCCTTATTCCAGAGGGCAAAAAAATACAGAGAACGCTACGACTACGCATGGCCTGACTACTACAAGCTATTTCGAGGACGGCAGTGGAAGGAGCAACGGCCAAGCTACCGATCGTCAGAAGTCATCAACATTATATGGCAGTCTATCCAATCTACGGTTCCTATCCTCACGGACGCAAAACCTAAATTCGAGTTTTCCCCAAAAGAGCCTTCCGATAGAGAATTTGCCGAACTGATGAACGAAGTAGCAGCATCGGATTGGCAGTCAAAAAATTGGCTATATACACTTCATGAAGTGATCTATGATGCCAACATTCTAGGCACAGGAATTTCCTCTCTCACATTTTCCCCACAAGAAAATGAGCTTGTCTATAAGAGCATTGACCCGTTCTACTTCTTCCCAGACCCCGACGCAGAGAAGCTAAGCTACAAGTGTGGCTATACATGCGTGGCAGAGCCTGAACCCGTAGAAAAGATTAGAGAAAAGGCTCCTGAACATAAAAGACACGCTGTAAGAGCAGACATTACAGATTTCACGGCACAGAATAGAATCGAGTTGAGCGCTGTCAAATACCATTCCCCAAGTTCCGATCAGCTATACGTTGAAACCTCTGGCATGGATAACCACGATCAACAAGAAGTTTTGGTAAAAACGTTTTACATCAAAGACGAATCAACACTTTCCATTGAAGAAGAAGACGAGAACGGGCAAAAGCAGTTCATCCGAAAAAAGAAATTTCCTAACGGCAGAAAAGCGGTCGTCGTCAATGAAATGCTTCTCTACAACGACGAAACAGGCTACGAGGATGATAAGGTCTATCCCTACCAAGTCTTTACTAACTACATTTTATCAAGGCAGTTCTGGGGGATATCTGATCTGGAACCCTTGGAAGGACCTCAGAGGATATTTAACAAGCTTCTTTCCTATATTCTTGACACGCTCTATTTGACGGGAAACCCTATATGGATCGTAGATTCTACATCGGGCATTGATACCGATAATCTCACAAATCAACCTGGACTCATCGTCGAAAAAGAGCCTGGTTCCGAGGTTAGAAGGGAAGCAGGCGTAGCACTTCAGCCCTATGTCCTCTCTCTCATTGATAGGCTTCGAGAATGGTTCGATCAGATTGCAGGCTCACAAGATATAACGAGAGGACTTCCCACCGGAGGAGTCACGGCAGCCAGTGCGATTGAGAATTTGCAAAACGCAGCTCAGACAAGGCTACGACTTAAAATCAGAAACATGGACGCCTACCTTCAGGATTTCGGACAAACCTATGTTTCACGAGTCTTGCAATTCTACGATGCCCCACGAGTATTCCGGCTCACGAATAAGGACGGAAGCAAGAAGTTTTTCAAGATGCACATCGAAAAAGGAGAAAACTCACATCGTGCCGTCGTGCAAGGCTACAGTGATGACGGGATGATTCTTCCAGGAATCAAAGAAATTGAACTTAAAGGAAACCTTGACGTTACAGTTACCACCTCTTCATCTTTACCTTTCGCAAAAAGTGAACAAGAACAAAAGCTTTTCCAACTATTTGACCGAGGGATTATAGACTCTGAAGAGGTTCTAAAAAGCATGGAGTATCCCAATTGGGAGCTAATTGCTGATAGAATGAAACAAAAGGCTCTTGACAAACAAGAACCAATTCCATCAGCATGATAGGAAAATAATACAAAAGAGGTTTTACATGCCCGATCTGAGTGGGTCAATGGCGAGACGAGGCCAAGAGCAGCAACAACCGCCGTCGCAATCCGAGACTGTGCCGCAAGGAGAAGCTGGACAGAGGCAAGGTGAAAATCCTCTTATTCAGATGATAACCTCGATAGATCAAGCACTTACGAAAGTGGCACAAGTTGTTGGAAAGACGAGTCTTGAACACGGTTCTGCTCTAAACGCATTGGGAGAGCAGTTCCGTCAAGTCATCAGCGATTTCATCGACAAGCAAAAAGGTGGGCAAAGGCAAGCCCCACCCTCTCAAGCTCCGTCTGAAACAGGCGGAAGGCAAGCCCAACAAGCGTTTTAAAGGAAACTATGGATCAAGATATTACAGATGAGCAAGTGGATCAGATTATCACGGATGCCTACAGTGGCAAGTCTGATGGTGCAGCCGAGTCAATTTCCACGCAACCTGAACCCGTCCAAGAAGCTTCTAGGACATACGAGCTTAATTGGAAGGGTCAAAAGATCACAGCCGATGAGGACAAGTTAAAGACGTGGGCACAACTTGGCTACGATTACTCGCAAAACATGAATCAGTTTAAGCAAGAGAAAAATAAGTGGGAGAACGATTTAGCACCATACCGAGAGATTGACACTTACGCAAAATCGAATCCGACTTGGTGGGATTACGTTAGACAGCAGTACGAGCAAAGAGAAGCCCCTGGCCATCAAACTTTTGGCTCTGATGACGCTTTATCTGAAGTCTCCCCAGAGTTGAAACAATATATGGAACCAATCGTTAAGGACTACTCGCAAATTAAGAGCTTCATTAACGATTACCAACGAGAAAAAATAGAGCAGAAAACAAGAGAGGAAGACCAAGCTCTTGATCGAGAAATTTCTTCGATCAAGGAGCGTTACAAAACCCTTGATTTCAGCGCAAAAGACGAGTCTGGTCAGTCACTAGAGCAGCGAGTTATTGAGCATGGCGTTAGAATGAACATGCCTAATTTTCGCTCTGCTTTCCATGACTACTACCACGACGAGCTTGAAAAACTTGCGGAAAGAAGGGGAAAAGAATCTCTGTCACAAGAAGCGGCAAAAAGGAAAAAGCTTGGAATAGTTGACGTAAGTCAATCTCCATTCGCTCCGTCCAATGAGCCATATAGTGTCAGAGGAAAAAGCTGGAACGATGTTCACCAAGATGCCTTGCGTGATCTCAATCTGGCATGACTTCTAACAATCAAGTAACGGAGCAAGAAAATGGCACTTACATACGATCAAATCACGGCGGTGACTCAACGCCGATACATCCCCAAAATGGTAGACAATATTTTTGACTCTGATCCTCTTTTGCAGAGGGCAAAAGCGAAGGGTTGGTACACGCCCATTGACGGGGGAACATCAATTTTTCAGCCGCTCATGTATGCGTCGTTGACCTCAGCAGGCAGCTACGCAGCAGGAGCAACACTAGACACAGACGATAACGACACTTTCACATCGGCAGAGTATGCGTGGAAATTCTACTACGCAAACCTAACTGTCTCGGGTCCTGACGAAATGAAAAACACAGGAGCCGCACGGGTTCTTGATTTTGTCAAACAAAAAGTCATGGCAGCCGAGCTTACGTTAAAGGACAAAATCGGAGACGGAATCCACGGCACAGGCACACCTTCGACAGACATCGGAGGGCTTCGCCTCATCGTCGATGCAGGAAATACCGTAGGAGCCATCGCCCAGGCAGATTACTCCTGGTGGCAATCCCAAGAAGATTCGACGACGACAGTTCTTTCCATCGGAGACCTTCAGACACAGTTCAACGCAATCTCGATCGGTGGCAAAACTCCTACGGTAGGCGTTGCAACACGGGCAAACTACAACCGAATTTACAACCTCTTGCAACCTCAGCAACGCTTTGTTGATTCCCAAACGGCAAAAGCTGGCTTTCAAAGCATTATGCTTAACGGGGTTCCCATCGTGGTTTCAAGTAAAGCAGCTGCGAATCATTTCTTCTGGCTCAACGAGGAGTTTTTGCATCTCTACTACCATCCTCAACGAAACTTCGTGTTTGATCCGTTCATCAAGTCGTCTAATCAGGACGCTAAGAGCGGAAAAATCTTTTGGATGGGAAACCTCGGTACGTCAAATGCGAGGATGTTCGGAAAATTTTCAGGCTTAACCGCATAACAAGGAGTAACCAAAATGGCTGGTCCCTATACAAATTCACCGATTCACTTCTTCGAGTCCGTTTCTGCTGTTACGGCTACTCCTAGCGTAGAGATTGGAACGAGACGAAGAGAAGGAAACGATGAATACATCTACGTTTACAATGATGGAGGAGAGCAGATTTCTCCGAGCTACGCAGCACGGCTAAACTCGGCTGTCTCAGGATATTCCGTGACGATCTCATCCGTATGTCAAGTCGGCCGTTTTGTCGGTGTGGTGAAACACTCGACAATCACGACAGGAGCTTACGGATGGCTTCTGACGAAGGGCTTTTCTCAAATCGAGATGGGAGCCACTGAAAGTGCTGCCGCTGGCCTTCTTGTGTGTGCAGCGATTAACGGCACGTTCAAGGAAGTTTCTGCGGTTTCTGGCAATCATGCTCAGGCAGAAGTGATGACGGCTGTGGCTAGTGGAGCTTCTACGGGGGCTTGGGTTTTCATGTACTAAATTGATGTTGGAAAGGTTGTGTTTTGTTTGTACAGCAGAAGACGGTTAAAACGGCAGTTGTTCCCCTGGTCTATCAACCATACTTCGAGGGCGTTCCTGTTCCCCCTGATGTTCTCTATCAAACGGCTTGCAGCAATGATAAGACGACCCTGGAGTTTTGGCGGGAGCAGTGGATCAGGCAAATACAGGCGAATCATGCCGTTTTTAAGCCGTTTTCTGATCGCTCAATTGCACTTCTTTTCAAGAAGGAGCTTCACAGGCCATGCGTACTTTTGGGATCAGGGCCTTCTTTAAAAAAGAATGCCCATCTTCTGAAGGAAAACCGTGGCCTACTTGTGATCTCTTGCTTGCACAATTTTGGCTTCTTGCATGATCTCGGTGTCAAGGTCGACTATTGGGTTAATCTTGACGCGGGAGAAGTTACGATTAAAGAAGTTTCGGAAGGTGGCACGAGGGCACCTGAAGAGTATTGGGAAGCAACGAAAGGGCAAACGCTTCTCACCTACACAGGCTCTTATCCGAATCTTCTCACGAAATGGAAGGGAAATCTTTACTTTTTCAACGCTCCCGTTCCAGACGAAAAGATCAAGGAAGCGCACGATGCCCTTGAGAGATTCCCCTACTATGTTTCCTCTGGTGGAAACGTCCTAGGTGCTTCTCTTTACATTGCAAAGGCTTTTCTTGGGTGTTCTACCACGATCTTTTTGGGAGCGGATTTTAGTTTCTCATATGATAAAAAGTTCTACGGCTGGAAAACTGATTTAGACGACAACCCAGGAGCGCAGGCACTAAGAATTACAGATATTTTTGGAAATAAAGTCTCAACATGGCAGAGTTATTTCAATTTCAAGTGCTGGTTTGAGTTTGTAACGATGAAGGTTCCAGGAGAGTATATAAATTGCACAGAAGGGGGCATTTTAGGCGCCTACAACGAGGGAAATATCCGAACCATTCAACAGATGGATTTAGAGTGCGTCTTGGAGAGATTTAGTTTAACTGATAACATTAAGCCAGTGATTGACGATAAAGAAAGTAAAGACATTAGAATCCTATTTTAAAGGGTACTGCGATGGCATGGACGATAACGAAATATCAAAGCGTTTTTGGCAATAAAAGAGTCGTGCAGATGAAGATTACAGCAGACGCTACTACTTTTAACGTTCGTCCAGGACTGTCCTACATCGAATCTTTTTCTGGCCCTCATGAAATTTCCATGACATCTAACGTCTACAGCTTTACGATTTCTCCTAACTCGACATGTTGCGGATCTGCCAGTAACGGCGTGTTAGGCTGCACGGGGTTTACCAACGGTGATGACTTCTTTATGACGGTCTATGGACGATAAAAGGGGACTTCGATGGCCTTTAAAGGAAATTACAAGGTTTTTTCCGGCATGGTTGCTTCTGGTGAATCAACTCTTACGTCAGTGGATACGGGAAAGCTTTGGAAGTCTGTCTATGTCGAAATTGCTACAATGTCCACCAACGTTGGTTTTTCCGTGTACGGCTCATCTGATAACGTATCGTTTCGCCAGGTGTTTGAACGTGTAAATACGAATGTAATAAGCTATGCGAGCGTAATTCTCTCGAGTCTTCTTGGAAACGGAATTGCAAAACTACCTCAACTTGGGTTCAGGTACGTGCAGTTTCGTGGCTCTGCTGTTGTATCGGGAGGAGTTTCCTTTAACGTGATTTGCGGGGACTGAAATGTCAAGACCTGTCAGTATCTACACATCAAACATAGCTTCAGGTGGTGATTCGGCAGTTTTTAACCTGGATCACGGATGGACAAAGGTTTATCTTGACATAGGTTCCATGTCTACAACGGCAGCGCTGACTGTTTACGGTGGACAAGATGCGTCTAATCTTAGGATTCTTCACAACCGAATCGACACAGCAACGGTAAGTTTCGTGACTTATATCATTCAAGCTGTCTATGCCAACACGATTGTTCCCATTCCTTCAGGCTTTCAGCACATGAAAGTGGTAGCAGCAGCAGTAGTTTCTGGTGGTGTTTCTATGTCCATATTAGCTTCTTAGAGAGGATTTTATGCAAGTCAAAGTTTTTAATGATAACGTTCATCCTTACACCGAAAAGTTTCGTGGAAAAGAGATCACGATTGGAGCCAAGCAGTTCATCGAAATGGATGAGGATGAGGCCGAATATTTCAAGGGGACGTTTACGTTCCCCGTGAAAAATGGGGAGGGCTTGCCCGATCCTGCTTTTTTTAAACGAATTCGCATTGACAAACCAAAGCGAGTGGCACAGGAAGACCCTTTGGTATGTCACGCGAACGGTCAAAAGGTTGCCTCAGCCTCGGAGCTTAAGGATGTACTTTCCGATTTTGCTCACATGATCGTAAAAGACGAAAAGGCCGAGGCTGAAAACCGAGAAGAAGTAAAGAAGACAAACCTGGAACTTAAAAAGCAAAACAAGAGGATGGAAGAGCGTTTGGCTGAGATTGAAAAAATGATGTCAAAAAGGTTAGTTGATGGAGCGAGTCTATAAAGCCGATCCTGAAAAGAACAATTCAATTCGCCTTAAGGGTCTCTACATTGTTCGTCTTTATGGGCCTGATGGTCATCTAAAGCAGGAAGAAATTTCAGAGAACGTCATCACAAGCGGTGGCCTTGAGTGGTTAGCCGCGTTCCTTAATTCCGCTGCCGCAGCGGCTTCTACATTTTCGGCTCGCTACGTTGCGATCGGTACGGACTCAACGGCAGCAGCGTCCTCTAATACGGTGATGGGAACCGAATCGGCTCGTCACACAGGCACAGTCTCTTACGTCAGTAATCAAATTTATAAGGTCTCGGCAACCTTTGTCACGGGCTATGGCACTGGCGCTATTGTGGAATATGGGTTGTTCAATAGCAACTCAGCAGGTGTTCTTGTATCTCGCGTGACAAAATCGGTGATTAACAAAGCGGCAGGTGATGTTTTAACTGCCGTCTATCAGGTGACGTTAAGTTGAAATGGCAGACCTTGAAACGACGATTTCAGAAAACATTAATGTTTGGGGCGTAGCACCCTCAAACAAATGGAATCAATATAATTGGGGATCGTTCCTTTGGGGTGAGGGAACCAACAAGGTCAAAACCGAAGACGACTCACTAGTTTCTGACGCGACTCAAGGGTTGTCGGATGAGATAAAGGGAAATCCTGACGCTAGGATAAGTGACTCAGTATCCCCAACGAGCAATCTCTCATCCGAGACCCTACAAGATTCTGAGGGGTATTTTCATGTTTTCCAATCGAACACGACCCAAGGAGAGGAGCGAGACATTGCTTCCTACACGTCACAGGCAGCAGGTTCTACGACGTACACGTCACAAGTGGCAGGCTCTAGCGTATGGAGTTGACAGGTGACACCTCTTCAAATCAATACGGCAGCACGGCAGCAATATAATGCCGTAAATGATTCGAGATACTCCGATCTTGAACTTTATGATTTGATTTATGCAGCCCAGCTTGATCTTGCTAACGAAGCGTTTTTGATCGAAGCCGTTCTTTCTACGACAACCGTTGCTTCAACC